TAAATGCACGAAGAGGCCAGCAAAAGCCAGCCTCTAAGTTTATCTTGATTATGCAACGTTGTAACGTGCTGTGACAAGTCCTTGTGGGCGTAGAATCTTACGTCCATATAGGTGCATACCACGTACAATGTCTGCAAATGAGTCAGGATCTCTGTAGTTCTCAACTTTGTTGATCTGCTCTGCAGAGGCAACTGCGTCTTCTTGTCCAGCTAAGATTACACCGTAATGTGCGTTCTGAGCTAGTGCGCCAGCGTGTCCTGCACCGTTACCTTTTGAAGGTAGGTTGTTAGATACGTGGACTCTGAAGCCGTGTAAGTTGTTCATTACTAGACCGTTCTGTAGACCTGCTCCACCGAAGTCAGCATTCAAGAGACGTGAGTCTTCGTCTTTCATCATTTCCATGAAGATAGAGTCAACAACTATGTAACGTCCACGTGAGTCAACATTTGCTGTATCCATTTGACGTGCCATACGTGCGACAACGGACAAAGGTGATACAGTAGCTGTTGATAATGCTGTAGCGCCAGGTAAACGTACTGCTAATGGAATAGAATCATTAGTAGCATATGCTGTAGATGCAGCGTCTGCTGAACCTAATGAACCAAAGTCAGTAGCGTCTAATTGGTTAACCTTTAAAAATTCACCATTTATTTCGCCAGCCGTTGGGTGCTGTGCTGTACCTGCTGCGGCGGTTGAGTACTCACCGTTTGCTAAGTGACCTGACATGTAAAGAAGTAAGTCTACATCCATTGCGTCAGCCATTTTATATGCTGCTCTATCTGCAGCTAGGCTTACGAAATCAACATTTGCAAACTGGTCTTCAATGTCATCCATTTTAAAAGCAAAGTAGTTAGCTTGATCAATGGTGAGTGTGAACTCAGAATCATCTAGGTCTTCTACAGAGATTGCTGTTTTACGCTCAAGAGTGTTAACTGTTACGTCAGGCTCTTTTTGAATGCGTACAACATCCCCTTGATTTGCAATGTCACCAAAGTAGTTACTGTTGGTAATTGCTGCTGCAACAGAAGCTTTACGTAAAGCGATCTGTGCTTGTTTGGAATAGATAATCGGGCTGAAATTGCCGTCAAACCCACTCTTACTCGATGCGAGTGCTATAGCCATAGTTAAATCTCCTTATAGATATGGCGTTGAAGTAATGCTACATATCCACCATGAAGAGGCTCTTTGTAATAGGGTAGTCAACTTTGCTTCTAGGCTGCGCTGCCTGTCTGCGTTGGGCCTGTACTTAGAGGTAGTTCTTTTGTGTGGCTAGTGCTTGAGTTAAGCATACACACTAATGTTGTGTATATGCTATAGTTTTATCTATGATACTTAGAATGTCAACTACTTTCTTGACATATCATAAATAAAGTTTCCGTTACGTTGGGCATCCATGATTTCATCTGCCCTCTTCTCATATTCTTTGATTGACATGTTAGCTACCTCAGACTCACGAATCATCTTAGCTGACTCATCTGGTTCTGGTGCTGCTGCACTTTTTGTCTTGACAGAAGATGCTGCTGCTTTCTCATCAGGTTTAGCTTTCTTCTTGTTAGTAATACCTTTGTCAATTTTGTATAAGTCTATTACACGTGCTACAGATTTTGCATCATCAACGTTTTCATACAAAGCATCTTGTACCCACTTAGGTTGTTCCTTTGCCCAATTATGAAACGTATCGTCTTGACGTATCTCTATAAAATCAGGATGCATCTTAACAAGTTCTGCTTCAGCTTTATCACGATGTGCATTCTGTCGCATCTCTTCTAGTTCAACCATTCGATCTTCTATATCTTTAGCTGCACTTTTAGATTTCTTATCAGCTATAGTTTCTATAATAGATGCAACATCAGGATACTCTTTAGTCCAAGCTTCTAACTCTTCATCAGTCTTAGGCAATACAAGCTGTTTATTAGCAGCCTTAGATAGTTGAGATTCTAATGCTTCTATCTTAGCAGTAAACTCTTTCTCTTTGTCCTGCTGATGTCTGCGTAGATCACCATAACGTTTCTTAAAGTTCTTCTCTTCAGCACTTAGCTCATCATCTTCTTGTGCTTTGGCTTCTGGTTTCTCTTCTTGTTTGGTATCACTCTCTGCCTGAACTGGTTCAGCTTGAGGTTCTTCGCTACTGGGTTCAGCTTCAGAGGCTTCTTCTTCTGGCTCATCTACTATACCTTTAGCTTCTTTGGCTTGCTTTATTAGCTCTGCTAATTCAGCTTCATCTTTATTAATACGATCTTCGTTACGTGCATATGATGCTGATTGCATAGGCACTTTCTTTATGTTTACTTTTTCGTGTTGCATCTCTGCCATTTGTTTTTTCCTTATGTTGGGGTCAGCCGTAGCTGAGTAGCCTTATAGTTATTTGGATTTTTTCTTCTTCTTCCTCATCATGCCGCCTTTGTAAACACCTGTTGAGTCATCATCATAATCACCTGCTGCAACATTATCATATATAGGTGAGGGTTTAGCTGCAGGTGTAGGTGGTCTGGAGATAGGTGAATCATTATTGTCATTTGCAGATGTGGGTGGTAAGAAAGAGTCTGGGTCTTGTTTAACAGCCTCAATAAAGTCATCGTTACCTACAGGTTTAACAGTTTTACTTGGGGAGCCAAAAGCTGCACTTGCAGCGTCTGCAGATGCTTGTTCAATTTGTGTTTTAAGCTCATTACTAAGCCCATCATCTACTCCCGGAGTTGTAGTTTGACTTGCTGTTTGATCATTTGGTGTGTAAACACTTCCTGCTCCAGGTGTGTAAGGTTGTCCACCAGCCATAGTAGGATCAGCAAAATCTGTATCAGGTGTTACTGGTTTAGGTATTTGACCTACAGTTTTTTCAAAGTCTCTTCCTAGTATCTTATCTAGTAGTGTAGGTGTTTCTCTTTCTGCAATCTCAAGTAAGTTTTGATAGCGCATCTTATCTACATTTGAAGTTTCATTAGATGTTAATCTACGTTCTATCTCTCTCTTTACTTGTCTTGTTTGATTCCACATTGCAAACTTAACTGCTGCGCCCATTAAAGGATTTAGTAATCCCAAACCTGTTGCTATTACATCACCTTTCAAATCACCTTGACTATTTACCATGTCAGTTAATTCTTCAAGACTTAGCTCTTTATAGTTAACAGGATCTGGTGTTGGCATATCCATACCTCCTCCAGAATCAGAACCACCGCTACCGCCTATTGCAGGGGTAGGAGCTACAGCTACACCTTCACCCACTGGATAGTAACCAGCAGGTATTTCCATTTGTGCTACACCATCTATAAAGGTAATAAATATTCTGTGACCTTCATCGTTCATGTACTCACGCATCTCAAGTAGAGGACCACCACCTGTACTATCACCATAGTCTACATAGGCGTTCTCCATGTCAAAGCCACCCTTTTGATCAGGGGCATAAAACGGTTGATTGAACTGGGCTTCACCACCTATGAGGTTTGTATCTTCATCAGTAGCAAGTCCACCTTCATCAAAGCCTAAACCTTCCATAAGTCTTTTGTAGAATGGTTGATCATAGTATCTTACATTTAAAGGTTCATCATCTTTGTATGGAACACCTCCTGCACCTGTTGTGAATGGTTTTGTTTTAGGCGCTTGATTTGTAGGAGACTGGCTATTTCTAAAGTCAAACCCTTTTCCTCCAAAGTTTATTTGATTTGCAATAGAAGGTCCAATGTCATCTGATGTACGTGGTTGTTGTGTTAGTTGTACTCTACGATCATCATCTTTAAATACATCTCTTAGTCTGTTTCGTATAGCTTCAAATCTATTCTTTGGTTTATTTTTTCTAGCCTGAACTCTAGCAGATATAGCTGCTGGAGAGTTGTCTTTTTTATCATCATTACTAAAAGCTGAAGCCATTATCTCTGCGTGTGTCTTACGTGGTGCAGTACGTTTAGGAGCTTTTATATTTCTATTCTTTGCTACATCTTTGTAGTCAGCCATAGATGTACCACCTCTGTTCATTTGTACAGGTGCTTCATCATCCATTACTTCTAAGTCTAACTCAGAAAGTTCTATGTCCATACCCATGTCATCATCCATAGGTTCACCACCCATGCGTCCGTCTTGTGCCATATCTTGATAGCCCATCTTAGCTTCAGCACGTAGGTCTTCAAATAGTTTTACACCATGAAAGTTTACTACGTCAGCAGCTACAACAATCTCACCTTCACTAAGGTTAGCTGGTATATCATCTCGTACATTCTCTGCTGTAGAACCCATTGGTATCTCATTACCTGACACAGGATCTATGCCTATTGTATTATCAGGTACATCACCAAAGTTCATGTTCATCTGTTCTTCTAAAGCCATACCGCCCTCACTAAATCCTTGTGCATTTTTAGTAGCTGTTATTATCTTACCTTTTCTGGTAACGTTACCCTCACCAAATACCTGTTCTATTAAAGGTACATATGCCTGAGTCTTTTCATTTCTTTGATAACCTTTTGTTGTAACTTTTCCTTCACCCTTACCAGTACCTTCGTACACAGAAAAGTGTGCTTTACCGTTTGGCTTTATTGCATTCTCTGCTTGCACAGCAATGTCAATAATGTTTTTATCTTCTTGTATAACATTTAATACATTATGAGACATAGCCATATCAGCCTGTCCATCTTTTACAGAGTCAACAACTGCTGTATTATGTTCTGGTGTTCTATTAAATGGATCATACACTTTTACAGTTGCGCCTTCTTCAGCAGCATCTTCT